ATGTCGTGCTTTACACAGATTTATCTACAGCCGCAGACGCAGCGATGCAGATAAACCCAGACGATATGCACAGAGTTTTTTATGTGGGCGTAACCCGAACTCGTAAAAACTTGTATATCGTAGAACCAGAAGATGCACACAGGAGTTATGACTTATGATTTTATGGAATTACAAATGCGAGTGCGGATACAAATGGACTTGTTGGTGGGATAAATATTCTAAAGACATGTGCACAAAATGTAATATGTTTGTTGATCCAGAGGAGAAGCTTCAATGAAATGTTGGCACTGTAAAACTGAACTAATATGGGGAGGAGATCACGACTGCGAAGATTCTGAGGAATATGTAATGGAAACAAACCTCAGTTGCCCGCACTGTAACTCTTTCTACCTAGTATACTACCCAGAGGAAAAAAATAATGAAACGTGATGAAATATTGAGGCAAGCAGAAACATTAATTAACGGTGACCGTGCGCAAGATTACGGCGACGCTAAAGAAAACTTTCAAGACATAGCCGATCTCTGGTCGGTCTTTTTAAAAACAGAGATAACAGTAGAGCAAGTATCGGTCTGTATGATCTTAATGAAGTGTGCTCGACTGATGAAGTCTAACCACATGGACGGTTGGGTTGATATCTGTGGGTATGCTGCGCTTGGCGGAGAAAAGTAATGCCCCTACAAATGCACATGTTCGCCCCAAAAAGCGAGTGGGTTCCTCCGCATGATTTACCCGATCTAACGGATGCCAAACGGATTGCCATAGATGTGGAAACGAGAGATCCGCATATAAAATCAAACGGACCAGGATGGGCAACTGGAGACGGAGAAGTTGTTGGCTATGCAGTAGCCACCGACACATGGTCAGGATACATACCCATTCGCCACAATGGCGGCGGTAATCTAGACGAGAAGATCGTCAACCGTTGGCTCAAGAAAGTATTCGAATGCCCCGCTGATAAGATCATGCACAATGCTCAATACGATGCGGGTTGGATCAGACGTATGGGTTTTGATCTCAAGGGTAAGATATGTGACACCATGCTGATCGGATCTCTGCTAGACGAAAACAGGTTCAGCTACAGCCTTAACGCTCTAGCCTTTGACTATCTGGATAAAACCAAGTCAGAGAAACTACTTAATGAGGCGGCACAAGCCTTTGGTCTGGACCCGAAGTCAGAGATGTACAAGATGCCCGCCATGTTTGTCGGCCCCTACGCCCAAGCAGATGCAGAGATTACTCTGGAGTTATACAGCTTCTTTCAAAGCAAAATGATTACTGAAGGCGTGTCGGATATCGTGGACTTAGAGACTAGACTACTGCCATGCCTGATCGATATGACTTGGCGTGGCGTTCGTGTGGATTTGGACAAAGCAGAGAGATTACGGGACGAGTTACTCAAACGCGAGAAGGCTGTTCTGCAAAACATTAAAAAGCTTACAGGAATGAATGTGGAAATCTGGGCGGCGCAGTCTATAGCAAAGGCTTTTGATAAGCTAGAATTAACTTATCCACGGACTGAAAAAGATGCCCCGTCGTTTACAAAGTCGTATCTATCGGACCACGTACATGAACTGCCCAAGCTAATCGTTGAAGCTCGAAACCTCAACAAGACCTCTGGCACGTTTATCAATACAATACTCAAGCACTGTAGATCCGATGGTCGGATACACTCGCACATTAACCAGATTAGGTCGGACGATGGCGGTACGGTTTCAGGGCGAATCTCCATGAACAACCCCAACCTTCAGCAAATCCCCGCCCGTGACCCAGAGTTAGGGCCGATGATCCGCGGTTTGTTCTTGCCGGAAGAAGGGGACCAGTGGGCCGCAATAGATTTCTCGCAACAGGAACCACGGATCTTGGTTCACTATGCACATGTATTTGGCAAGAATAGAAATAGCCCGCTACGCGGTGCAGAAGAGTTTGTGGACATGTATAACTCAGATCCAAAAACTGACTTCCACACAATGGTTGCAGAGATGGCTCAAATCCCTCGTAAACAAGCCAAGACCATCAACCTTGGTATGATGTACGGCATGGGCGTGGCGAAACTAGCCGATCAGCTTGGCATTGAGACAGACGAGGCCAAAGACATAATCAAGCAGTATCACTCGCGTGTTCCGTTTGTGAAGGGTTTGATGAACGGCGTGATGAACAGGCTGAATGAGAAGGACAGCAACGGTGAGTTACGCTCCTTACTTGGACGCAAGTGCCGTTTCCCGCTTTGGGAGCCAGATGGTTTTGCTATGAACAAAGCTTTGCGGTTTGCAGATGCCGTCAAAACATATGGTGATACCGTCAGGTTAAAGAGGGCTTACACCTACAAGGCATTGAACCGCCTGATACAAGCTTCAGCCGCCGATATGACCAAAAAAGCCATGGTGGATCTGTATGAAAGCGGTCATTTACCCCTTATCCAAATACACGATGAGATAGCTATGTCGGTAAAAAATGTCGCAGAAGCCAAAAATATTGCCAAGATCATGGAAAATGCGCTACCATTAAGTGTACCCAACTTGTGTGACGTGGAGATAGGTCCAAGTTGGGGATCTGCTCAATAGGCTTCACAGCTTCTGTCTCCCAACTGCCGCGGTTAGCTCCATTACCGCGGCTTTTTTCTTGCAACTTCCCATAACATCTTATATGTTCCTACATAATCAGAGGGGATTTGTTATGGATACTGAAAAATGGAAGAGTGTTTTGGTTCCGATAGAGATATATCAGGAGATCAAAACAATTTCTAAGGCTGAAGGGCGTACAATTAGTGGTCAATTGCGATTAATGTTTGAAATATACAAAAAACATCGTGAAGTCGCTTGACATGTCCCATAAACTCGCTTATGGATTGGACACCTCATAAAAAATGATTAGGCCTCAAACTTCGGTTTGGGGCTTTTTCATTTATACATTTTAACATAGAATGATATTATGAAAACAGAACATCACGAAGATTTTACTTTAAGTTATAATCTTACTGACGACATCATAAAAGAATTATCGGGCAAAGAGTTTTCAACGGGAGCCGTCATCAGCGGAGCGTTGACCGCGGTTCTTTATAGATTGATGCTTGGATCCGAAGACCCTCAGACAGTCTATGGAACGATTGCGGGAGCAATGGGACACGCCGCAATGCGGATGGAAATCGGCGAAGAAATATTTAAAGATGGCCCCAGTGATGAATTTCATTAAATAATTTTATTAACTAGGGGTTGACATACTCCCATACAGTTGCTAGATACCAAGAACGGCAACTTATGAGGAGTATCAAATGCCAAATCATTGTTATCAACAAGTCCACATTCGCGGACCACGGGAAATCGTCAAAGAGATTTACGAACACCTTGAACTAGCAAACCCTGTGTTCTGTCAGTTAATCAAACCCATGCCTTTTGATACGTTTGTCAAACCTAGAATTAAATTACCATCTCATCACCCGCTTAACATTGGAACAGATGGTCTGGCTCAATGTTCTACTCCCGCATGGTACGATTGGCGGTGCGATAACTGGGGTACTAAGTGGGACGTATGTAACGTCGAAATAATGGATGAGGGATTTACAGACATTGGCAACCCTCTTGAAGATGATTGCGAGGGAGAGTTTGCTTTTAACTGTTGGACAGCGTGGTCACCACCGATTCCGGTTTGGAGCCATCTCGTTGATCTAGGTATCAAAGTAGATGCCGACTACCAAGACGAGGGCGGCATGTTTGAAGGTCGTTACGTCAACGGTGATGACGAGTGTTGGGAACCAATCGAAGAGGGGGAAGATGAAAATGCCTAAAATTTCAATCCTATGGGGCGAAACTCCCGAAGATGGTCAAAAAGCTAAAACCTACAAATTCAAAACTAAAGCAGAACTTGAAGCATTTAAATTTGGCGTATCTGAGATGAACGGTTGGTACGATTGGGAGGAAGTTGAGGAAGGTTATGTTTTTAAATATGATCAGTATTACCGAAGGGAGGACAAAAATGCACAAAGTTGATCCAATACAAATCATGTTGAGCGATATCTTTGATAAGGTGTTTTATAACAGAGAGCCAAGCCACAAGGTTTGCGAAGACTGCGACGGAGTTGGATGGGTTGAGGCGGAGATTGCTCGACCACAAGGCTTTGACAGAGACGTAGGGTATTTGGATACCAGACGTGTGGAGTGTGAAGAGTGCGGCGGCACTGGATTATTGGAGGATGAAAATAATGGATGACAGAGTATGTATGCATTACGTCGTGGATCGTTTGGAGGACATTATTAAATTACATGATCCTCAAAATCCAGAGATCGCTGACATGAAGTACATGCACAAAGCTTTAGAAGAATTTAAACGTGAGTGCATCTACAACTTAGGTGTGAACACAAGGATCAAATATAAGGGAAATGATCAATGAACCAGAGAACAAGTTTAGTAAGTATAGCAGTAGATAAAGCATGGGCCGAC